ACATTGCAATTCCACATGACCAACCTATAAATGGTCGCCAGCCCGCCACAAAAATATTTCGGTGAGCTGCTTCCTGTTTGTTTATTTCTAATTGAGCAAGGTCAATCTTAGCAAGGTGCGTTGCAAGCTGTTTTTCTATTTCTCTTTCAGCCGCCGCTCTTTTCTCTTTGTCCTCTGGAAGAAAACGACCAATAACATCTGTCACTGCTGGCAGTAAGGAAGGGATAAGTGACTGTATCATTTTTGATCCCCCAATTCCTCAACCCTCTGCTTTAGTATGGTTATAGCCGTGTAATACGCACCCATCCCTCCTTGTTGAGCATCAGCCCGACGCTGAAGGATTTCAATTTCGTCTTTAAGAACACCAACCTTGTTAAAATCAATGCTTGACATCATTTTCTAGCTCCCATTGCTTGAAACCCAAAGAATGCACTGATGATGCCTGCACCACTAATATAAAAGAGGTTGCTCAAATCAGTTAACACACTAATCCGACTCTCCGGCAACAAGAACATCGCAATCGTAAAGACCAGCATTGAGATAGCCGTCCCTATGGTAATTCTTTCCTGAGTTTTATATTTACGATGTTGATCGTGTGCCTGCACAACGCTTAATTCATGATCGGATACTGTGCCATCCCCGTCCACATCTAAATCTGAAAACTGCGACTTCTCTTGAAGTTTCTTTGGTGCCATAAGAGCCTCCTCTTAAAATGTTTGTGTGTTCTTACTAACAAGTTTCGGGATACAAGAAGCTAAATAAGGTAATGCTACCGCCCTAGCCATCTCTCTGCAATCATCCATCTTAGCGTAAGGAACGGCGCTTAGTGTATGATTAAAAGAGGTGAGGACGACTAGCATATATACAAGTTTCACGTGTCAAGACCTTTTTGAGGGTGACAAATTATATTCGTAATAACTCCCGCGCTTCCAGGATAGATAACACCAATTAAATTATGCAACGCATAAAAGTTTTTTTCTGCATGATCGAAGCAATCTTCCACATCCTTAAAATACAAAGGATTACCATCATGAGATACAACGCGAATAGCGTTAGTGGCATTTACAGGTTCCGGAGTGAGAAATAGAAAGGTGAAGACCAGAAAAAACTTCATAGGTTGCCTTCTGTTATAACCAGGTAAACCATGAACCCGATTAACGACAGAACTCCGGTAAAAAACAAAACGATTAAGCCAGCAATAATAATCTCACGCTTCTTCTTATTCTTTTGGTCCGCCGCATCCTTCTCTTTTCTCGCTTGAAGTCGATACTCTCTTTCAAGCTGAATAAATTGATCCCAGGATCCTGGTTTTCCATACAGTTGTAGAAACTCTCTTAGTTCGTCACGCTGTCTCTGAATGGTCTGTATGTGAATGAGCGTCTCAACCGCTCTCTCACTTGCACTACTACCGAGACGTGCAGTCTTCTGAGAATGCTCTTTTTGTACAGCAGAGCACCCGGCAACCCACTTCGATAAAGCCGAAGCGCAGTCAGTAACATCTCGTCCGTTCTGAATCGCTTGTTTTATAACGGCAAAAGCCGAGTTCGCCATTTTGATGCCTGCAAGGGCACCGGTAATTGTCAAAGGGTCCATAGCTAAAATATCCCTTTAAACTTTTGTGGCCTAGCAATCTTGCTATAACCACGAACTACTCCTCCCGACTTTTTCTTTTGTACTTTCTTTTTTCCAGCCGACTGTAAAGCAATAGCGACGGCCTGATCCTGGGGCTTACCCTCTTTCCGCAACTTGCTAATGTTTGCGCTAATCGTTTTTTGACTGGTGCCTTTCTTTAACGGCATTACTCACACCCAATATAGCTCCCGCCTTTGACCGCGGCTCCCATGCCACGAACCGTCATCTTTTTCATGGTAGTCGGGATCTTAACATCAGCCGTCTTACCGTAAGGTATCCGACCCTGGTCATCTATTTGTGCAAACTCAACAGCTTTCTGTGCCGCTTCCGGTGTGTTCGTTACAATCTTAACTCTCGACATCACTGTCTCCTTTTCAATAGTTCACGTTGTAGCCCGGCATCAATACGTGCCGCGGTCTGTCTTTCCTGACTGGCAATCCGCTCATTAAACTGCCGTTGCCGCTGCTCTTGGTTCTGAGCATCCAGTTGCAGTTTGGCTTGATCCAATGCCGCATCCGCCTGTTCAGACTGAGCCCTAATCTGTAGCTCTTGCTCTTTAAGCTGTACCAACGGATCGGGCTGGTTAGCACCAGAAATTTGAGCAGACAACTCACGAACCTGTTGCATACCCGCCGCAACACCCTGAGCCACAAGCGCCTCGTACTGCAATTCGTTCTGCGGACGTTGCGCCATCGCTTGTTCCATCGCCTGTAACTTAACATGCTCCAACACATGTTTCTGTAAAGCGATAGCCACAGGTGGCAAAGAGGCCACCATTGGTGACGCGCCAAAGACCAAATGCGACATGATATGCGCCTGATGCTCCTGACCTTCAAACGCCTTCAGCGTTATCATATCCAAAGAGTCTATGTTCTCTTGTGCAGGGTCCGTGGGCTTCGGTTCTTCATCCGGTAACCGCTTCATCAAGCGGTCAACGTCACGAACACCCAAAGCCTCGTACATATCTCTATATACTTCATACATGTTGTGTAGATCAGGTGCCGCGCCTGCAAGCTCTAATTTAGTCTGAGCCAACACAATCCGTTGCGCCTGACTAAACACATTAGGATCAGAGACCGGAAGAACATCAACCCGGCTATCAAAGTCCGTCGCCATCACACGACTGTCTGCGCCCTCTACCGAATACGGATATTCTTGCGGCAAGCTCTCCGACATCACACGCGCCAGAATCTTAAACTCTAACCGCATTGCATAGTGCAGACGTTTATGTATGGCACTCATGATCCGTGAGCCTTGTTCCAACAAAGCCATCGTTGTGCCAACAGCCGCTTGCTGGTTTCCGTCTCCTACCTTCATGTCCGTAATCGTTGCAAAGCGTCGGCCCGCATCGACCACAAAACCCATCAGTGTAAGCAATGTCTGGTCCGCACCCTTAAACGGCAACAGCATCAAGCTGTCCCGCAAAGCACCACTGGGCGCATCCACGTCTCTAAATTCACCGGGCTGTAACGGATCGTCATCGTCCCTGATCCGTAGTCCGCGGGCCTTGAAGCCTGCGGGAAGATTCGCCAACGTCCCTGCGTCAATCAACTGACGAAGAGCCGCCGTTGCCGTCCGGCTCAAGCCACCAATCGTGTGTATCAATCCCAAACCATAGAACCCGAAGCCCGGCAAAAACTTGTAATGCACAAAGTATTGAACCTTGCGTTGATCTTCGTCGTCTTCTACGTAGTTGCGACGTATCGACAGTATCTGCCCGTTGTCATAACTGATCGTAACAACATAAGGCACCTTAATACCTGTCGGCTCGCCGTCATCATCAACGTCTTCAAAGCCCTCTATGTCAAGATCTACATGACATTCCAAAACCGTGCAGTCATAATCAATCTGCGAGGGCGACACACCATCAATATTGTTGATCTCTTCGGTAACAGAATCCATCTCCTGTTGCGTCGGAATGACCGGAATATCCCTATAAAAACCCGATATTTGCCGTTTTCGGAGGTCATTTAGGCTCATTCGGATAACCTGCGTGATATTCGGGCAAGTCTCCAAATCTGACGTTTCATACGGCACAACCAGGTGTTCTGCCGGAATAAACTTACTGACGGCACGACCTAGCGTGTCATCGTAGTATACTTTCTTAAACGTGCTCCCCGCTAACGGCAGGTAAAACAACATCTGATCGAGTTCAGGCGTGTACTCCTCCATTACATCCGTAATGTAGTAGTTCATAAACTGCCTGACGCGCTGGGCCTGTGCTTGTTTCTGCGGGGACTCTGATCCGAGGATCGCGGTTCGTACCGGACCGCCCGCGGGCAACAGTTCGTTAAACGCCTGCGCTTGAAACTGCGTTGCCGCTTCCGCCAACAACGGATGAGTTACACCCGAGGCACCTTGAAACGGCTGCGTCCGCTCTTCGTAATTAAACCCAAGAAGATCCAAACCGTCC